CGCGATCAAGGCGCAGCTCAAGGAGCAGCAAATCGCCCAGTCGGGTGTGAACTCCGCAGTGGCGCAGCAGATATCCGAGCTGACGTCGGAGGTTGATGCCAACGACGCGGCCATGAAAGCGGCGCTGAAAACGGAACGCGATACACGCACAACGGCCGAGCAGGCGCTTGCAGCGCAGTACACGGATCTGTCAGCGCGGATCGGGGAGAAGGACGGGGATGCGGATGCCGCTGCGGCATCGTTGATTACTGCGGCCATTGCATCTGTGAAATCGGATGCGGTGTTGACGCAACAAATCACGACCCTCTCGGCGGCAGTGGTTGCGAACGATACCGCGATCAAGTCGCAACTCCAAGTCGAGCAGACTACACGCGCGGATGCGGTATCCGCGCTGGCGCAGCAGATCACATCGCTTCAAGCGCAGGTCGGGAACGACATCACGGCGCAGATCCGCGAGGAGCAAAAGACACGAGCCGCTGCTGACCAGTCTCTCGCAGACCAGCTCACAGTCATTCAGTCGGAGATGGCCGGCAATTTTGCTCAAGTCGCCCAAGAGATGCACACGCAGATCGACAAGGTGAATGGGGCAGTGGCAAATCTGCAGGCGCAGTACACCCTGAAGGCTCAAGTGAAGCGGCCGGACGGAACGCCAGTTATCGGGGGCATCGGTCTTGCCGCGACGGCCAGTGACGAATACACAGGGTCGGTGATCGCGCTGATGGCCGACTCGGTGGTCTTCGCTGATCCTAACAATCCGAACGGCGCTCTTGTACCTTTCCTTGAAGCAGGGATGGTTGATGGCGCACCGACGCTCGTGGTCCCCTCGGCACGCGTAGGCGATAAGGTGCTGCCTGGGCGTGTTCTCGTAGATGGCGCAGTAGAAGCGCGAAGTATCAAGGTGAATTCCGTGACGGGGGATCGTCTTGTCGCTGGCTCCATCTCAACCGATAAGCTCCAGGTGGGACTCGGAGTCAATCTGCTGAAGAACTCAACGCTGGTCAATCTGGTCGGGTGGGGCACCTGGTCAAACGGCGGCGGTACAGGAGTGCTTGGGCTGGACAACGGTGCGGAATGGACACTGGCTGGCGGCCACACGATGTACGTCCGCTCCACCGGAACGTGGGGTAATACGGACCCGAATGCAGTCCTGTTCGGGGTGTTCACCGAGAAGGTCCCTGTGGTCGGCGGAAGCTTCTATGAATATTCCGCGTATGTCGGCGTTCACCGCTGCGCAGCGAATATCGGGATCGAGTGGTATGACAGCAGCGGCGCGGCGATTTCGAGCAACGGTTACGGGGCGGCAGGCACGGCGACCACTGTGGGTCAGGCGGCCGGGGGTAAGACTCTGAACGGCTACGTTCGCATCGGCGGGATAGCGCAAGCGCCCGTCAACGCGGCTTTGGGGCTGATCGGGCTGCGCAAGGGTATGAATGTTGGCCCGGATACGGACTCGTGGCTGTTCGTCACGCAACCGATGATGGCTGAGACGCATGCGGCAGCCACACGGCTCTCTCCGTATAAGCCCAGTGGCCTCGGGACGCTCATCACGCCCGAGGGCATCTCTACGCCATCCCTGTCCGCTCTGTCCGCGAACATCGGCTTGCTGCGCACTGCGACATGGGGCGCTCGCACCGAAATCTCGAACAACTTGATTCAGACCTTTGACGGCAACAACGTCTTACGGATTCGCTTGGGAGTCTGGTGATGCCAGTTGGTCTTCAGATTTTCGACCAGTGGGGCAATCTCGCGTTCGACGCGACCACTCGGGTCGGACGCGTTCTTTTCAGGCAGCGTGTCGGCGGCGGCTCCGGGACATTCTGGGACGACCGCCTTACCACCGGAACCCCGTTCGCCTGTTTCCAGGCGGACAGCATTCCGATTGCAACTGCGGTTGACAAGATTCTTCCGCCAACCATAACCATCTCAGGGAATTCAGTGACCTACTCATACAACGAGGGAACACCTATCCCCGGCTCAATCCTCGTCGGGGTGTACTAATCGGCGCGGGCTTCCAAGCATTTACCGACACGGGCGTTTTCCAGATTGACGGCGAGTCAGTCAACTTCGGTTTTCGCCAACACTCGGTATGCACGACCTCAGACGGTGGGGCCGGATACAACTCGCTGTACCCCGTATCGACTCAACTTACGTTCGGAGCGCAGTCGCCTATCGTGGCGCTCTACTCACCTGGGGATGCGGTTGCATTGCTGGCGTGTAGAGAGAACGGTAACGGGACCTGGACGGCCACGTTCGGTAGCCCAACGGCCACGACATTCGACGTGTACATCTTCGATGAGATGGCGGCTTGCCCTCCAAGCGGCAGTAGCTTCGGATTCCAAGCCTTCAACTCGCAAGGCACGCTGATTGCGGATTCGGCTATTCCGTTCCTGAAAGTGGTGGGGGCAGCGTCGGGCGACCTGAATGTTCCCCCGCCGACTACAGCTATGCAAGGCGGAGGCACGTACACGCAGCAGTGGTCATACGGGGTCGCGCGAGTGGCGACAGTCGTCGGCATTACTGCGACGGCATATGCCGGCCAGGGTTTGACCGCTCCTGGGCAGGGTCTAGGTAGGGTGAAGACAATGCTGTCAGCGTGGCAACACTCGGGCGGCACTGTGACGATGGCGGCAGTTTATTCGACAAGCCGCGTAATTCCATTAACAAATCCGATACTGGCGTGGAAATACACCCACTGGTCGGGCCTCTTTGTGGACGTAAGTAATCTATAACGAATGGCATGGTATTCGACAGGAACCGTCTCGGTAACGAACGGTTCCGATGCCGTCACCGCTGACGGCACTCAGTTCATCACGAACACAAAACCTGGTGACATCTTCGTTATCCAGAAGGACGGCACAATCTACGAGATCGCTGAAGTCGTATCAGCGACGCAGTTGAAGCTTCGACGGGCCTACGCGGGTGCGAGCGGTACTGGTCTTCAGTACGGCATTGTCCCGACTGCATCGTACTTGAAGTCATTGGCGAATCAGGTATCCGACCTGATCGCGCTGTACACCAATGTGCCGGCCGATGTCGCAGCGTCGGCAAAGTCCGCAGCGGATAGTGCGGCATCTGCTGCCTCTGCTGCCGGAGTGGCTGCCGCTAGTCGCGTGGCTAAAACGGGCGACCTGATGAGCGGCCCGCTAATCGTAGAAACGCCTAAGTCTGACACGACGGGGCACGTGGACATTCGCGGCGCTTCTGGATCGCTCGGTAACGAAGGCAAGCTCCGGCTAGGTGGTACGTTCAGTGGGACCAATGCCGACACGGGAAACCGACTGGTCGCATCACTGCGTGCCGGCTTCAACGGCGGTTCTTGGGGAACGGAGTACCTGGACTTCTACCTGAACAACACCGTCAACGATGGGCGCAGCGATTCGAAGATGGGGCGGGTGATGCGTATGTCCTACGGTGGCCGTCTGCTGCTAGGGACGACGACCGACGATGGCGCGAACGCGTTACAAACGTACAGCGCGAGCGGGGACGGAACCGGCTTGCTTTTGGTGGCAGGCGGGAACGCTTATGGTAGGGGCGGCGCTGTCTCATTCGCGGCAAACCTCGGGTCTGCGGCTATGTCTCAGATTAAAGGGGTACTCGACAATCTCTATACAGGCGGAGCCTACGACCAGGGCGGCTTGGCCTTCCTGACGCGCCCCTATGGTACCAGTGCGGCCGGCGCACTCACTGAGCGCATGCGCATCATGAACACGGGCCGCGTCCTGATTGGCACGACGGCGGATGATGGTGTGACGAAGCTTCAAATCGCTGGTCAGGTGAAAGGCAGCAATTCGTCTGGTGCACTAATTGCGTCGAACGGCGGAGGCACCGGCCAGACGTCGATCATGCTGAAGCGGGATGGCGGCCCGACCGATCAAAAGACATGGGAATTGCTGCACGGCGGTGATGGTACGTTCTCGCTCCGCACGGCAAACGACGCCTATTCTGCCGCTACCAATGCGCTGTGGGTTACTCGTGGCGGTGGCAGCTATGTGGGCAATATGATGCTTATGCAGAGCGGCGGGCGCGTCCTGATTGGCACGGTAAACGACGACAACGCCAACCTGCTGCAAGTGGCCGGGACGGGCATGTTCGGGAACAACATCTCAGCTTACAGTAGCGCGAACGACACGCAGTTCACGATCTCCGCATCGAACTATGCGGGCGGTGTTTCGCTAGAGGCATTCAACAAGGCGAACACGGTCAAGAAGAACATTGCTCTCGCGGCATGGGGAGGGCGTGTGCTCGTCGGCGTGGGGGTCGCCGATGACGGGGCGACTACGCTCCAAGTAAGCGGCAGCACGATCACTTCCGGGCCACTCCGAAGCGGTCTGTACACCCTCACGACGCTCCCGAGCGCAGCGGCGTTTCAGAACTTCCTGATCACCGTCACCAACGCGACAGGCGGCGCAAAGGTCTGTTTCAGCAACGGCACCAACTGGTGTCTCCTCAACACTTCAACTGTAGTCAGCTAATGGCACTTACTGAACGCACGCGCCCCTACGAGACCCTGATTCGGCACAACCCGGACGGGACCGTGGGTGCGCAACACCAACGGATCTCCGAGATCCTGAACGACACCACTGTAGTCGCGGCGACCGTCCAGTCGCCGATCGACATCACCCATGCTACGGCAGGGGACCCTGATCTCGTCAGCGTCCTCGGCGAGGTGACTGCTTCGACCCTGAGCGAGAACGAGCGCCTCAAGGCTCAGGTCTCCGCCCTTGGGGCGCAGGTAGCAGACCTCACTTCCCAAGTAGCCGCGCTGACGACTTCGCACCTCGCAGTCGAACCGATTGATCCGGCGCCTACGCCGACCGAGTAACCCAACAACTCTTCAGAAATCATGGCAGACAAGAAAATCATCTGGGCCAAGAACGGCCAAGTCTACGCAATCACGTTCCCGGGCGAGCGCTCGGACAACACCTACGGCACGCCTGTCGCGGAAGTCGACATCGATGTCGAGGTGGGTGTGGGCGATGTCTATCCGCCGGCCGAGGCCGCACCGGTTACGAGGAAGTCCTCGAAGAAAACGGCAGACGCTGCGGGTGAGGGCGCTGCCGCGTAATGGACGGCCAGTTCTCTTTCCGGCAACTCCTAGCCGTACTGATCGGTATGGGCGTAGTCATCGGCCTGGGCAAGCTCCTGGCCTCGGACGAGAAGTTCACTTGGCGGCTCGCTATCGGACGCTCAATCGTTAGCGCTGGCCTGGCGGTCGCTGCGGGTTCCCTCCTGGCTTTCCTGCCTGGTGTGGGCCAGCTTGCGATCATCGGGCTCGCTGCGGCGTCCGCGGTTCTCGGCGAGCAGTTCCTGGAGAAGCTTATCCACCTCCGCGCAGGCGGTGCAGGAAACTAACAACCAGCACAACGTGAGCGAAAACCGCACGGCGATCCAGCAGAAGTTCGAGCAGTGTCTGCTGGATGGCCTGGAGGGGCGCCCTGTTCTGACGAAGGAGGGCGCTCCTGTGACTGACCCGGGGACGGGTGAAATCCTGAAGGACACACCGGACTCCTCGTTCCTCTCCGTGGTCCGCGCGTATCTCAAAGACCTTCTGGACCCGAACGCGAAGAAGGACCAACCGCCGAAGACCGGGCAGGCTCAGGGCATGCTGGCGCAGTTCGAGAAGCGCATGCCGTTCGGGGCCCGCCCTAATTGAGCGGACGCCCCTGGTGGTGGGACACGGAAGATCCGCTTGCTGCGGACTTCCGCAACATGGCCTACCTGATCTGGGAGCACATGGCGCTCCCAGAGCCGACGCCGGCCCAGTACGACATCGCGTACTTTCTTCAACACGGATGGGCGGGCTATGGCGTCCGTGACGACGGTTCGATCTTCGAGTGGTTCGGGCCGGAAGAGGTTGAGCCCGACCGTTCTGGCTGTCGCCGAATGGGCGAGCTGGACAAGAAGTTTCGCGAAGACATCATCGAGGCGTTCCGGGGGATTGGGAAGTCCTATCTGACCGCCGGCTTCGCTCTGTGGCGTCTGTATCGCAAAGCGTTCAGCGAGAAGATCCTGGTGGTCTCCGCGTCCGGCACGAAGGCGAAGGAATTCGTCTCGATGGCGAAGACGCTGCTGATGACGATGGACGTCTTCGAGCACATGCGCCCGCGCGATGACCAACGCGACACCGCCTGGTCCTTCGACGTCAATGGTGCGTCCATCTCGCAGTCGCCCTCCGTGAAGGCAGTGGGTATCACCGGCCAGATCACCGGCTCCCGTGCGACGCTCATCATCGCGGATGACATTGAGGTCACGGACAACTCGCGGACTGAGGAAGCGCGTGAGCGCCTGCTCCACAAGACGAATGAATTCGCTGCGATCAAGGTGACGGGCGGAGCAGACGTCATCTTCCTGGGCACACCCCAGACGGAAGAGTCGATCTACACGAAGCTCATCAAGGAGATGGGTGCGACCGGTTGGATTCTGCCGGCCCGGTATCCGATGCCGGACAAGCGCCAGTCCTACGTCTTCAAGCGCGAGGGCGGCTCGGAGATCGATTGCCTGTCGCCGCGAGCGCGGGCCGTCGACCTGGACTCGGAACTCCAATGGAAGCCCACGGACCCCGAGCGCTTCAACGAGATGGAGTTGCAGAACCGGGAGTCGAAGGGGCGTTCCTACTTCGCGCTCCAGTTCCAGCTTGATACGTCTCTCTCGGACGCTGAGCGCTACCCGCTGAAGCAGCACGACCTGATCGTGATGGCCTGCAACCCGTTCAAGGCGCCGCAGATCGTCCAGTGGGGCCACGATTCCAACGGGCGGAACAAGCGGATCGACCTGATGAACTACGGGTTCACGGGCGACTCGTGGCTGGCCCCGCTGTTCGTCGACAGTGAGTGGCGCGAGTACGAACAGTCTCTCCTCTTCGTTGACCCCTCGGGGCGCGGGAAGGACGAGACGGCCTGGGCCATCGTGAAGACGCTCAACGGCATGTTGTATGCCGTGGAGACCGGTGGTGTCTCGGGCGACCCGGGGACTGCGATGGCGGCGATTGCTGCCGCTGCGAAGAACCACAAGGTCCACGAGATCGTCGTCGAGCCGAACTACGCGGGGGCGGTCTGGATCAACGCTTTCGAGCCGATCCTGGCGAAGGTGTGGCCGGCTGAGAAGCCTGGTGACACTGCGGCCTGCACGGTGCGTGAAGCGGAGTGGAGCAGGACACAGAAGGAAGTCCGAATCATCGAGACGCTCGAACCGGTCATGACCACGCACCGCCTGGTCGTGGACGAGCGAGTGGCGTCCGATGGCGTCCTGATGTACCAGTTGACGCATGTGACTCGCGAGCGGAACTGCCTGTCACACGATGACCGCCTGGACGCACTGGCGGGCGCGGGGGCCGAACTGGTCAACACGCTCCGCGTCGACGTCAACCAGGCAGCGAAGGAGATGAAGGAAGCCGAGGAAGAAGCGCTCCTCGAAGAGTTCATCGAAGGGTGCCTACGGAATGCAGCGGGTGACCATGCGCTGCGGACGTTCGACGGTGAACTGGTGCACCAGTACGAGTCTTACACCCATCTGTGAAGAGAGGTGCGGAGAAGCCGCAGGACGACCTGTGACCCCTAGAGCGTAGGTGCGCTTGCAACGGACGTCATCGGCCCGTCCTGCGGCGTCTCATCGGTTCCTGGCGCTATCAACGCGCTTTACACACGCAGCAAATTCGGCGGGCGACATCGGCTTCTCCAGGCACTCGCTGTAGATGTCCTTTGCCCCATACCCAGACTGGGCACGCTGTAACAGAACCCCAGAGTCGCTTGGCACTGCCGTGACCACCGGGCTGCTGGCGTAAAGAGGGCTGATGGCGCCAAGGCTAAGGAGTGCTGTGACGGCGTTTCGTAGGATCATCACCGCCCCTCCCTTTCCCATCGTGCCCACTCTTTGCGGGAGTTCTCCTTGTCCCGCTTGTAGGAGACGACGGCTGCACCAACGACGAAGCTGGCGACGGCGACAACGAATACGGAAACGGTCATGAGGTCCTCGGGATGTCAGTGAGTTCCGATGGTAGCACCGGGGCGCGGGCTCATTTTTCTCCCAGAAATGCGTGACAAGGTGTCCCCGGCCGCGCGAGCCAATTTCCCCCATGCGGGCCCGGCAAGCGTCCTGGGACGGATGAAGCAATCCTCGGTTGGCGCAGAAGCCACGCGGCGCGGCAGGCGTAGCAGGCACGGTATCCGTCACGAGTCACGGCGCGGCGGATGCAACGCATTGATTCGCAATGGGTTTGCGGCTTAGATCAAAGTTCTAATCAGACGTTAGACACGGACGGCGCACGCGGACACGAGTTATCACGGGCCATCGCAGCGGCTCACGGGAACGCGTCAGGCGTCATTGGGGCGCATGGGCGGCGCGGGCTGCATTCACTGTTTTCGTTCGCACGCGTGCACTTGCGAGCCTCTGTTTTTTTGTCTGGGCAGCAGGGCATGGCGACCCCTAGGCGATCACGGGCAGTCACGGGCCATCAATCCGACACATAGGGAGCACGGGACAGCACGGAATACCCAAGTAAAGCGAAAGGTTATAAAGCGAGTTGGCTTGACACGCTGCCGCGATACGTTCACTATTCGATCCAACGCAGCGCAACGGCGCTACGAAGTAAAGCGAGTTGGCTATCAGGCGGCACGCGACAATCACCAACGAACCGATTGGACTACAATGAGCACACCACACATCAACGCCACGGGGCCGGCCTTGGATACCCTGAAGACTCAGACCGAGATCGAAAAGATGCATGCCGAGATCGCAAAGATCATGGCGGAGACGATCAAGACGAACCGCGAAAACCGATGGGCGCCGGTTGCCCACGCATCGGCCTTCCTTGCGGCGGGCGCGGGGCTTGTGGCGGGCGGCGTAGCACTCGCGAAACTTTTCCTGCACTGACACACGGGCCACGGGCGGGCATAGGCTCGCCCTGAAGTAAAGCGAGTTGGCTGTAACCAAGGGGTTTATATGAGCGCGGAGCAAATCAAAGAGTGGGGCAAGGGCTGGAATGACTGCATGCGGAATCGCCCGCCGTCTGGGGATTCGCTGGCCTATCGGGCCGGGTACTTTGACGCCTTGAAGTAAAGCGAGTTGGTCATATGGTGATTGCGGAACTTTACCGGCGACAAACACTGATGCCCGCCGAACTACTCGAACCGTTGACGCTGGCGGACGTAGCGGACGTTATCGAAATTCCGGAGATGAATGATGCTGAGTAAGACACAACGTGAGACTGCTTTGCACTGGTACGCGGTAAAGGGCTATGCGCTGCAAACCATCGCGGATCATTTCGGGCTGACGCGCGATGAGATGGCGCGGGAGCTTTGCGCCGCCCGAAAGTAAAGCGAGTTGGCTGGAAAAGTCGAAACGCCGGGAGGAGGACGTGGTAACGGCCCGGTGTCTATGCGTTAGGCGCGTACTGATGAGACCAACGAAACGGAGTAAGAGCATGACCGACATTACGAGCAGCGACGACATTATCGACGTGCGAGACATCACGGACCGCGTTGAGGAACTGCGCGAAGCCCGGGACGACTGGACGGAATGCTCCGGCGACGATGACAAGTGGGCGGAGACACACCGGGACGACGCCGCCGAGTTGGCTGCGCTTGAATCGATGCTGGACGACATCCGGGGCTATGGCGGCGATCACCAATGGGAGGGAGATTGGTACCCGATCACGCTGATTCGTGACAGCTATTTCACGGAGTACGCGCAAGAGCTTGTGACCGACATCGGGGACATTCCGCGTGAGATCCCGAGCTATATCGAAATCGATTGGGAAGCGACGGCCACGAACATCCGTGCAGATTATTCGGATGTCGAATTTGATGGTGCTACGTACTGGTATCGGTAAGGGGACGTCATGACCAACGGTCGATCAATCACGGGCTTTGGTGTCGAGTTTGAACACCGAGTGACACGGAATCGTGCGCGGACGCTCTGCGGTATCCGTCCGCTCCCGCGCATGGGTTATGAAACCTGCGTGGCGGTTAAGCGGGACCACTTGGGGCTCACGCTGCGGCTCTGGGTTCAGAACATCAGCGGGGTTTACGTGCTCGCGAGTGCCGACACTTCGAAAGACCGGTGGGAGGAAGTGTTCAACGTGCGCCCTTAGTTCGCCCGCAAGTAAAGCGAGTTGGCTGTAGGTCGAAACCCCTGCATGGGGTCTAGCGGTGGTGCCGCTACTGACGAGACCAATCAAACGGAGTAAGACGATGTCAAAGCAATTTCCGGCTGTTTCGTGCCGCTATGGCGCACCGATGGGGCGCCGCGAAAACGGCTATCTGGAAACTGATGTGCGCCGCTTTGTGCGCCTGTTCCGCGTTCGCCTCGATAGCGGTGGATATGACGACGGCGGCGCGTACTGGGGCAGCGGTACGGCGCTGTGGTGCGCAATCGATGACGACGGTAATCGGCAATTCGTCCGCGCCTACCATCGCACGCGAGCGGCGCTCGTGCTTGGCATTCCTACGGGCGCCCTGAAAATAGGTCTCTCCAATTGGGCAGACTATGGCATGGCCCTTATCGACGGCCGCGCACCGCTGCCGGACGGCCTGACGAAAGGCGACGTTACAACGTGGCTAATGCGTTGCGGCGCGAAGATGGGGCAGGCGGAAGACATGCGCCCGAAACGCCTTTTGTCGGGCTGCGCTATCACCTAGAATTCTGGCGTTGCCTGCGAACGGGGGCGAACATGTACGCGTTTCAGATCGATTGGGGCAAGGCCCCAAAGCTTGCGCAATGGTGGGCGATTGACGCGAGCGGCGAGGCCCATTGGTTTCTCGCCCCGAACGTCGCACCCTACACGGATTTCTGGTTCTCTGAGCCGGTGCCGGCGCCTCGCTTTGGTTTCATGGGGGACTGGCGGGAGAGTCTCGCGACGCGTCCAGCGCAAAGTGCGGGTTCCCGTGATCGCCGATCCTGACAGCCTGGCCCGCCCAAACCGTCACGCGGATTAACCCGACACAGGTTGACCTCCCGAGGGTCCCTTAGATCTATAAGAGGTAGGTTAGAGCTGCCGGCCGTACCACACCACACGGCCAACTA